GTAGAGTTGCGCTGGAAGCGGCGGTTCAGAGAGTCGGCAAAGCGCTGCCGGGCGGCGGCGTCGCCCTGGGCGCTGGTGTAGCAGTGGATCAGCTCGGGCTGCTCCTTCAGAATGCGGATGGCCGTCTCATTGATGGCGTCGGGGGCGGGGACGCTGGGGTTGCCCAGGGAGAAGTCGAACACATTCTCCGCACCCACCACGGCGGCGCGCTGCTTGCCATACTCAAACAGCTCCCGGATCACAGACCGGGCAGTGCCCAGGCCCAGCATACGTTGGTTGACCATGATGCAAAACCTCCTGCACGGGGAAATAGAGACCCCCGTGAAAATATTTAACCTGGCTGAAATTATATCACTGCACTTTGGTCAAGTAAAGACAAAAGTTTTCCCGCTCCGGCCCAGACGCACCGTTCTTTTTTACAGAACCGTTGACTTTTCCTGTATGGCCTGTACAATATACTTTAGAGAGCACATCAAGCCAAGCCCCACTGACCCGAATCTCCATCTTCCTGCTGTGAGGTGAAGCCAAATGTCAAACCCCATCTTCCGCCACCCCAAGTTCTGGACTGAAGCACTGAACTTTCTCCCCCTCCCGGCCTTTGGTCTGTACGCCCTGAAGTTTGCCGAGACCGCCGGGGCGGAGGCCGCGGTCATCCGGGTGTTCATTGTCTACGGTCTCTTTCTCACCTACCCCACTAAAAAGCTGGTTTTTACTGAAAGCGCCAGCCGCAGGCGCTGGTTCGTCGTGCTGTACACGCCCCACCTACTCTTTGGCGTCTGGCTCTCTTATTGGGGCTGCACCCACGGGCGGTTCCTCTCCCTGCCTGCGAAGCTGTCCCCGGCGCTGGCGGCCATGGGCGGAGACCAGGCCAGCATCTTCGACGAGCTGAAACACGCCATTGACGAGACGCTTGAGGAGCTGCGGGACTTCAACGTGGCCTTTGCACAAGAGGAGGACGGGGATGGAGAAAAAGAAGAATAAGGACCCATGCGCGGGCTGCGTATGGAAACTGTGGACGGGCACGAGCGAGAAGGTGCTGTGCTCCCTCCCCGTATGCAAGCGCGCCGAGTATGAGCGGATGATGCGGGGCGAGAAGGAGCCGGACCATGAAGAAAAAGCGCCGGACGATTGAGCTTGCCCCGCAGACGGCGGAGATGTTCGCCCGCTGTGTGGCGGTGCTGAAACCGCCGCCTGAGCTGACGCTATCCCAGTGGGCGGACACCTACCGGATGCTGAGTGCGGAGAACAGCGCCACGCCGGGCCGGTGGCATACGGACAACGCGCCGTATCAGCGGGAGATCATGGACGCCATCGGCGACCAGCACGTGCGCAAGGTCGTGGTCATGTCCGCCGCGCAGATCGGCAAGACGGCCATGCTGATGAATATGCTCGGCTACTATATGCACTACTATCCCGCGCCGGTGCTGGTGATGCAGCCGACCCTCGAAATGGGCCAGACGTTCAGCAAGGACTTCCTGGCTCCCATGATACGGGATACGCCGGTGCTGCGGGTGCTGGTAGACACCAAGAGCCGCTATTCCGGCAACACGATCTTGAAGAAGAACTTTCCGGGCGGACACGTGACGATCATCGGCGCGAACAGCCCGGCGAGCCTTGCCAGCCGACCGATCAAGGTGCTGCTGTGCGACGAGGTGGACCGCTACCCGGCCAGCGCCGGAACAGAGGGCGACCCGCTGCTCCTGGCGCAGAAGCGCCAAACGACCTTTTGGGACAAGAAGACCGTTATCGTATCGACACCGACCATCAAGGGAAGCAGCCGCATCGAGACGGAGTTCCAGGAGACGACGCGGGAGGAATGGAACGTACCGTGCCCGAAGTGCGGGCATTATCAGCCCCTTCGTTGGGCCAACATCGTATTCGACCGGCACGACCTGAAAAAGGGCGTGCGCCACAAGTGCGAGCGCTGCGGGCGCGAAAGCAGTGAATACGCCTGGAAGGCCCAGGAGATCAAGGGGCATTTCGTGGCGGCAAATCCGGGCGCGGCGGCGCGGGGCTTCCACCTGAACACGCTGGCCTCCACCTTCTGCGGGTGGCAGGAGGTCGTGGAGAAGTTCCTGCTTGCCAAGGAGATGCTGGACCAGGGCGACCCGGAGAAGATGAAAACGTGGGTGAACACAGAGCTGGGCGAGACCTGGGAGGAGCCGGGCGAGCGGCTGGAAGACACCGAACTGGTGAACCGCCGCGAGGTATACGACGCCCAGGTGCCGGAGGATGTGCTGGTGCTGACGGCAGGCGTGGACGTTCAGGACGACCGCTTCGAGGTGGAAGTCGTAGGCTGGGGCGTCGGCAAGGAGAGCTGGGGCATCCGCTACCAGAAGATATACGGCGATATGCTCAAGGAACAGGTGTGGCGCGATCTGGACGCCTTCCTGACAGCGACGTTCAGTAAGAAGGACGGGACGCAGCTTCCCATCCTGTGCACCTGCATCGACAGCGGAGGCCACCACACCGATCAGGTCTACCGCTTCACCAAGGAGCGCTACGAGCGGCGCATCTTTGCCATCAAGGGCAAGGGCGGCCAGGAGGTGCCATATATCCGCAACCCGTCCACGAACAACCGCGTGAAGACACCGCTGTTTGTTTTGGGCGTAGACGCGGGCAAGGCGCTGGTGTATCAGCGCCTCAAGCACGAGCCGCCGGAGCGGAAGGGGCCGAACTACTGCCACTTCCCGCTGAACGAGGAGGCCGGATACGACGAGCAATACTTCCGGGGCCTGACCAGCGAGAAGGCCGTGGTGCGGTTCCGCAAGGGGCGGAGCGTGACGATGTGGGAGATCAAGGACGCGAGCTACAAGCGAAACGAGCCGCTTGACCTGCGCAACTACGCCACCGCTGCCTTAGAGATCGCAAACCCGGTGCTGAAAGGACCGGAGGAGACGGAGACAGAGCGGCGGCAGAGGGCAACCGGAAGACGCCGCCTGAGTGGAGGTATTTAACATGGCAGTTTTCAGCAAGGAGCTGTGCTCCAAGAAACTGAATACATGGCTGGCGGCGGAGGAAGCCGTGGCGACCGGCCAGAGCTATCAGATCGGGACCCGTATGCTGACGAGAGCCGACCTGAAACAAATCCGGGCGCAAATGGAATACTGGGCGGCGAAGCTGGCAGAGGCCGAAGCTGCTGAGACGACCGGCGGCAGAAACCGCCTGTACCATTTCGTACCCCGTGATGTGTGAGGAGGGCGGCCATGGCAAGGAACTTTATTGACCGCTGCTTCGAGGCCGTGGCCCCGGTCCATGCGGTGCGCAGGAGCGCCGCGCGGACGGCGCTGCAATTTCTGAACAGCGGATACGGCAACTACGGCGCGAACCTGACAAAAAAGAGTATGCGCGGATGGGAATACCACGGCGGCAGCTCCAAGGAGGACATCGAGGACAACATCGACGTGCTGCGCCAGAGGAGCCGCGACGCCTACATGGGCGTGCCGGTGGCGGCCTCGGCCCTGAAAACGCTGCGCACGAACGTGGTGGCGGGCGGCCTGATGCCTGCGCCGCAGATCGACGGCGCGTTTTTGGGCCTGTCGGCAGAGCAGACGGAGGAGCTGCAGGAGAAGATCATCCGGGAGTTCTCCTTGTGGGCGGACACGCCGGAGTGCGACATGGACGGGCTGGGCAATTTCTACAAGCTGCAACAGCTTGCCTACCTGGGCTACCTGATGAATGGCGACGCATTCGCGGCGTTGCCTATGTGCGAGCAGGTCGGCCAGCCCTACGGCCTGCGTGTGCGCGTGATGGAGGCGGACCGTATTTGCAGCCCGGACGGCTACGACCGGCTGGCTCCGTGCACGGTGCGAGGCTATGAGGTCCACAACATCGTACAGGGCGTGGAGACCAATGCGGAGGGCCGCGTGGTGGCCTACTGGGTGTGCAACCGGCATCCCCTTTCCGACACATCCATGCTGGGCAGCGGCCTGGAATGGACGCGCGTGGAGGCGCGCGGCGAGCTGACTGGACGGCGGAACATCGTCCATGTGATCACACGGGAGCGAGCGGGCCAGCTACGCGGCGTGCCTGTTCTGGCACCGGTGCTGGAAGCACTCAAGCAGTTGGGACGGTACACGGAGGCGGAGATAAACGCGGCGGTCATTTCCGCCATGTTCACGGTGTTCGTGCAGCCCGCCACGGCGACGGATGATCGCCCGTTCGGCGAGATGCTGCCGGAGAATATGCTGATCGACGCAGAGGACCAGGGCAGTGTGGAGCTGGGCAACGGCGCTATCGTGGGATTGAACCCCGGCGAAACCGTATCCTTCGCGGACCCGAAGCACCCAAACGCCGGATACGACAAGTTCACGGAGGCCATGATCAAGCAGATCGGCGCGGCGCTGGAAATCCCGCCGGAGGTCATTTCCAAGCAGTTCTCCACCAGCTACAGCGCGGCACGCGGTGCACTGAATGAGTTCTGGCGCTCCTGCGATGTGCAGCGCGACGACTTTGTGGACAGTTTTTGTCAGCCAATCTATGAGGAGTGGCTGGCGGAGGCCGTGGCGCGGAACCGCATCAAGGCTCCGGGCTTCTTCCAGGACCCGGCCATCCGCAAGGCTTATAGCGGGTGCGCGTGGCCCGGCCCGGCCAGAACGAGCCTGAACCCTGTGCAGGAGATCAGCGCGGCGACGAAGCGCGTGGAGGCCGGTTTCTCCACCGCGCAGGAGGAGACCGCGCAAATGACCGGCGGAAATTATAACCGCAACATCCGCCAGAGAGTGGCGGAGGCCAAGAGAAAGCGGGAGGTGGACGAGATCGTGGACCCGTCCAGCGCCGCGAGCGAAGGAGGAAATGGAAATGCCTAAACCGTTTTGGAAGTTTCAGAATGTGGCCGGAGGCAGAGCGGAGCTGCTGCTGTATGGTGACATTTCAGACAGTACGTGGTGGGGCGACGAGGTAACGCCCAAGCAGTTCGCGGAGGACCTGGACAAGCTGGGAGCCGTGAGCGAGATCACGGTGCGCATCAACAGCGGCGGCGGAGACGTTTTTGCCGCGCAGACCATCGGCAATCTGCTCGAACAGCACCCTGCGAACGTGGTGGCCCGCATCGACGGGCTGTGCGCCAGTTCCGCGACCATCGTGGCCTGCCACTGTGACCGCGTTGTGGCGGCCAACGACAGCACCTACATGGTCCACCCGGTCCGGCTGGGCCTGCTGGGCTACTACGACGCCACGACCATGCAGCAGTATTTGAACGCGCTGGACACCATCAAGGAGAACATCATCAGCCTGTACGCGAAGAAGACGGGCCGGGACAAGGAAGAAGTGACCGGCTGGATGGACGCGACGAGCTGGTGGACAGGCCAGGAGGCCAAGGACAACGGCTTTGTGGACGAGCTTGTGGAGGATGTGGAAACGCCGGTGGTGGAAAACCGCGACGGCGTTTTGTTCGTGAACAGCGTGAATATGCACCTGCCTTTCGACAAGGCACCCACCTTCATGCAGAACAGTTTGGCAGCACCCACCGCCGCCGGACGTTTTGTAAATAAACCCGGAGCCATGAAACCGGGAGTACAACACGAGGAGGTACAGAACATGGAAATCAAGACTGCGGACGACCTGCGCCAGGCTTATCCTGCGCTGGTTGACCAAATCGAGCAGGCGGCGGCTGATCGTGCGACCAACGAGGAGCGCGAGCGCATCCGCGACATCGAGGAGATGGCCCTGCCGGGCAGCGAGGAGATCACCGCCGAGGCGAAGTTCACCAAGCCCGTCAGCGCCAGCGACTACGCCAAGGCCGCCATGAAGCGCGCCAAGGAGCAGGGCAACGAGTATCTGAACAACGCGAAGACCGACGCCAAGAACAGCGGAGCGGGCACTGTGGAGAACACGCCCCCTGCCGGTAAGACGGACGAGTTCCTGGACGCCATCAAGAGCGTGGGCCAGAACGCGCAGAAGAAGTAAGGGAGGGCAAAAGCATGAGCATGGATTTGGCAAGAAAGACTTTTTCCTGCGAGCCTGAGTATTTCATCGCAGGCACCAACATCCGCATCGCCACGGCGGTGAAGGAAGCGGGCGCTGACCTGAGCGCCCATACCCCCGTCCTTCTGGCGGAGGGCAAGGTCACTCCCGTGGCTGAGGCTGCGAAGCTGACCGGCCTGTACGGCGTGACCGCCGAAGCCGCCAAGAGCGGCGAGGACGCCATCATCTACCTTTCCGGCGAGTTCTTCGCTGATGCGCTGGTCCTGCCTGCGGGCATGACTGCCGCTGATGTGGAGGTCCCGCTGCGCAACCTCGGCATCTACTTGAAGTAAGGAGGAAACAGAGATATGCCTAACGAAGTGAATATCTATACCCCCCGCTATCTGGCGGAGGTCGTGAGACAGGCACCGCCTATCCACACTTATTTCCGCGACACCTTTTTCACCAACATCAAGACCTTCTCCACCGAGCGCGTGGACATTGACCTGGTGAAGGGCGACCGCCGCATGGCCGCCTTCGTACATCCCCGCGTCGGCGGGCAGGTGCTCAAGGCCAACGGCTTTAGCACCGAGAGCTACAAGCCGCCCTTGATCAACCCCTACGACGTGACCACGGCAGACCAGCACATGACCCGCCTGCCCGGCGAGGACCTGTACAGCGGCATGACCCCGGCCCAGCGCGCGGCCCGCAAGCTGATGGACGAGTACAACCGCCTGAACGACGCAACCACGCGCCGCGAGGAGTGGATGTGCGTGCAGGCCATCGTCACCGGCCAAATCCCCATCGTCGGCCCCGGCGTGAACGAGGTGATCGACTTCGGCTTCACCAACAAGATCAAGCTGGACGGCACGAAGCAGTGGGGCAAGACTGCTGCCAAGCCCATCGAGGACCTGGAAGACTGGACCGAGAAGGTGCTGACCGGCGGCTTCACCAACGTGGACCGCGTGATCATGGGCAAGGCTGCTCTGCGCGCCTTCGTCAACGACGAGAAGGTGCAGAAGCTCCTTGACAACCGCCGCATCAACATCGGCGGCTACGACCCCCGCGACCTGCCTAACGGCGTGAAGTATTACGGCCATCTGACCAGCCCGAACATCGACCTGTATACCTACGGCGAGGTGTATCTGGACGACTGGACCGACCCTGAGACCCCGGCTGTGAAGCCTCTGGTCCCGGAGAACGTGGTCATTCTGATCTCCGGCCAGTCGAACTTCATGCTGGCCTACGGTGCGTGCACCTACATTGAGGACGGCACGCAGCAGTGGGTGACGGCGGAGACCAGCCGCCTGCTCCGCAGCTACGTGGAGCACCACCCCGACCGCCGCATGGTGGAGCTGCAGGCCCATCCGCTGCCTATCCCCGACAAGGTGGATAGCTGGCTGGTGGCCGAAGTGTGCTGAGATGGCACTGTTCGAGCTGAAACAGGACTATGGGAATGAGGCGGAGGGGCTGCCCCCTCCGCCTACGTTCAAGGACTGCGCGGCGGCGGACATCGACACCGTGTTCTTCAACGGCAACGAGCACGCCGACCGGCACATCATCGACGGCAAGGACGTTCTTGTGGTGATCGTGGAAGGCGGCACGCGGGAGCATAATTCACACTGGGAGGCGGGAGCCAAGCAGAACTTCGATACCGGACTGTACAAGGCGCACACCATCCTGTACATCCGCACGGAGGACTACGGGCCGAAGCCGAAGGTGGGAAAGCCGCTGGTGATGGACGCCGGGACGGACCATAAGCGCACCTTCGACATTATGAAGTGCGAGGAGGAGTGCGGGGTCTTCCGCATGACGTTACAGAGGACGAGACAATGAGCAACGTGCGATATAACGCGGGGACCATGACCATCGAGGTCGATGGTCTGGACGATGTGAGCGCGGTGCTGGGCGACCTGCGGAAGAAGACCCCGGCGGTGGCGAAGGTCGCCATCAACGCCACGGCCCGGCAGGCCCGCAAGCTGATGATCGCGGAGGCGAAGGCCCGGTACGCGGTGAACAGCGCGAGCAAGCGGCAACTGAGCGACTTGGTGCAGCGCAAGAAGGCCAGCAACAGCAGCCTGAGCGCGGAGCTGCGCATCGCAAGCTACCGCAACGACCTGGGCTATTTCCAGACCAGGCCGAACCGCCCCTTCATGGGGCATGACGTGGCGCAGGCCCCGGAGTATTTCACGGCCCGCGTGCTGAAAACCTCCCCAATGAAGCCGCTGACCGGCAAGGGCCAGTTAAGCAAGGGCTTCCTGGTGGAGTTCAAGAGCGGGCACGTGGGCATGGTGCAGCGCATCGTGGGCACGGGGCGCTTCCACTACACCGTGCGCAGCGGCGCACCGAGCACCAGCGACAAGATGCAGACCATGGGCAGCCCCAGTGCGGCGGCGATGCACTCGACCATCTGGCCGGAAGTGGAGCCGGAGGTGGAGCTGTTCCTGGCGGCAAAGCTGACCGAGCGGGCCGAGCAGGTCTTAGCACGGGCAAAGAGAAAGGCGTGAGGGTATGAAAGAAACGATGAAAGTGGGCATCGGCCAAACGCCGCAGCTCTGCCAGGATGCATTGATCGAGATGCTGCGCGAGCTGTTCACCGGAAAGAAGTACAACGGCCAGGAGGGGCGGAAGCCGCTTGCGATCTTCAAGCAGGACCTTCCCATCCCGGAGGAGAACGACGTGGACGCCGACACCGACGTGGCGCACGCGCCCTACATCGTGGTACGCATGACCGGCGGAGAGATCGCGGACGATAAAAGCCCGCAGACGGTGGAGTTCAGCCTGATCATCTGCGCCTATGACACCGGCATCGAGCGGGCGGGCTTTCAGGATGTTGCCAACATCAAGGAAGACATCGTGCAGAGAGCGTGCACCGCGCCGTACTTCGGCGGAGCCTTCACCATCCTAAAGCCTATCGCCTGGGCCTTGCAGCAGGACGACACAGCCCCGTATTACTACGGAGCTGTGACCATGAACTGTACAGCTCCGGCCATGACCCAAGACACCGAATTGGAGGGACTGCTATGAGCAAGAAAACAGAACCCCGCGCGGCGGGGATGGGCGGGCCGGCGCCCACGCCGATGGTCTGGCCGCCTGCGGTGTAGCAGGCCGCGCCTATGAGCGAAGCCGCTGCGGCGGCGGAGGTCAAGACTGCCGTTCCTATGGAGCGGGAAGCAAAGACCGGCCCCGTCGTCTACTGCGGCCCCAGCGTGCGCGGCGTCGCCAGACAGTACACCGTGTACGCGGGCACCATTCCTGCCGCGCTGGCAGACTTCATTCAGGCCCACCCGGCGGCCAAGGGGCTGCTGGTGAGCGTGGGCCGTTTCGCTCAGGTGAGAAGCAACCTGGGCCGGAGCGGGACGGCGGAGGCTATCCTGTTCCAGAAAATCAAATCCGAATTGTAAGAAGGAGGAAAGAACGTATGTATCGACATGGCATTTACGTCAGCGAGCAGGAAACCAGCATGATCGCTCCGCTGAACGGAACAGCCGGTTTGCAGGTCGTGATCGGGACTGCCCCGGTGCACCTGCTGGCGGACCCGGCTGCGGCCATCAATAAGCCTCTGCTGGTATACAGCAAGGCGGAAGCCATCGCTGCCGTTGGGTACAGCGACGACTTTGCGAGTTTCACCCTCTGCGAAGCGATCTCCGCTTCGTTCGCGGTGGTGAACGTGGCCCCCCTGGTGCTGATCAATGTGCTGGACCCGGCTGTCCACCGCAAGGAGGCTGAGACCACCAAGCAGCTCGCCTTTTCCCATGGTCAGGCTACCATCGCCAGCGACACCATTATCCTGGACACCCTTGTGCTGGCTGATAAGGTCGAGGGTGTGGACTACTCCGTGGATTATAACTGGACGACTGGTCAGGTTATCATCGACAGTCTGGCTGAGGAGAAGATCACCGGGGAAGTCGCGGCGACTTTCTCCGAGGTGGACACATCGAAGATCACTAAGGCGGATATCATCGGCGGCGTAACGTCCGGCGGCGTGTATTCTGGTCTGGGCTGCGTGGGCCTGATCTATCCCGAGGTGGGCGTTATCCCCAACCTGATTCTGGCCCCCGGCTGGTCCCACGAGCCTGACGTGTATCAGGCCATGATCGCCGCCGGGAAGAAGATCAATGGCCATTGGGATGCCTATGTCTATGCCGATGTTCCTCTGGTGGACAAGGGCAGCAAGATCGACACAATCGACGTTGCCTATAAGTGGGCCGAGGACAACGGCTATGTAAACGAACGCAGCGATGTTTGCTGGCCTATGCACGAGCTTACCACCGGCGGCTATGTCCATGACTCCACTATGCGGACTTGGCGGCAGCTCCTTGTGGACGCCACTCATAACGGTATCCCGATGGAGACCGCCTCCAATAAGGCTATTCCCATCAAGCGCAACTATTTCGGAGAGGGCAGCAAGAACCGGGGCTTCGACCAGTCCCAGGCCAACAAGCTCAATGAGCATGGCATTTGCACCGCCGTCTATTGGGGCGGCCAGTGGGTGCTGTGGGGCGGTCACACTGCTGCCTATGAGTTCGGCAAGGTGCTGGACAAGCGGGTGATCTTCTCGACCAGTATCCGCATGATGATGTATATCGCGAACTCCTTCCAGGCGGAGTGGGCCTCCACCATCGACCAGCCCATGACCGTGCAGATGGCTGATACCATCCGCAACCGGGAACAGGAAAAGGCTGATGCCCTGGTTGCCATCGGCGCATTAATCGGTTCCCCTGTGGTGCAGTTCCGCAAGAGCGAGAACAGCAACAGCGAGATCGCGGAGGGCAATTTCGTGTGGGACTTCGAGGGCACCCCCACACCGCAGTTCAAGTCTGGCAC